GCTTTCCTGGAACCATTTCTTGCGGGTTTCAAGCGGGCATAGTTCGACCTGTGGCGCTGGCGGGGCTGGTGCCGCCTGCTGCCGATAGTCCTGGAGTTGCACGATATTGGCTTGCGGCATTTTATGTGCTAACCTTTAGTCATGGAAAACAAATCAAAAGACTACGGAAAAGGGAAAGTCATCATCGAATGTCTTGATGATGCCGAATGGCAGCGCCGTCAGAGTATTCCTTACTATGGAATGTCTGGCGTTGGCGGCACCGACGAAAACGGAAGGTATATTGAAACATCAAAAATGAGCGATGATGGAGTTCTCGTAACCGCAAGATATTATGAGAACGGCGACCTATCAGTTGAAAGTCTTGGTGGTGGTGGCGGCGGCGGTAAATTTTAATAGATCACTACGCTACCCGCCATGAATCTCCGCCTTCTTGCCTTGAATATCTGTCATTTGGCCTTAACTGCGGCTTGTCTTTTGCAGGCACACGCCCTGCCATCATTTTGTCAATCAACTGGCCGGCCAGGCCCAATGCGTCCACTTGGTCATCATGTACACCGACGGGAAAGCTCATCATTTCGCTGATAAGGTCAGTCCTGAATGGCGCATCCCGTTGGATATGCAGGCCAACCATAGCCATTCGCCCACGGATTGATTGCGCCCTGATTGCCTTGTCGCCTCGTGTCGGGAATTGCTCCCTGTGTACCATGGCCTTGGTTTCGAGCATCCGCTTGAACAGGAATGGCCCGACACCTGATTTGATCTGCCCGGTTTCCTCTGCCCATGCGATAGGTTTCCATTTCAAGACCAGTGAGCAAAAGGCTTCAACCCATTCGTCCGATGCTGTCTGTTGCCTCCACATATCCAGCAGATACAGACGGTCATCAGGGTCAACGCCAACAATGACATGAACTGTGTAGTCTCCCCCGTCAGCCGTGACCGCGTAATCGCTTGCACCATAAATGTGCATATTCTCACGAGGCGGTGGCGTGTCGTAACTCTTGATCCAGTCAAGTTTGAAGTAATCTCCGGTTTCCGGGCTTGGTGCCTGCTGGTAAAGTGCTGACCAGTCATGCGGGCCAATTGCACGTTTGATTGCTGTTAATGCGTCCAGGTTGTACTGTTCAGGCCATAAAGCAGCCCCGCGGCTGTCAATTGCCGGGAGATTAACATGGCGCCAGTTTTCGTGTTGATGTTCGCGTAGGAGCCATCCGGAAAGGTCATCTTCATGCCATCGCGTCTGGATGATAACAATACGTCCACCGGGCATAAGCCGGGTATAAGCAGTAGATGTGTACCAGTCTTTGGTTTTCTTTCTGATAAGTTCACTTTCGGCCTCCTCCCGGTTTTTCACCGGATCGTCTATCAGCAAGAGGTGGGCGCCACGTCCTGTCAGGGGGCCACCAACACCGACTGCATAATATGCGCCATCCCTCGTGGTAGTGAATGCGTCCATGCCGCTGGTGACAGCAAAGCGTTTGGCTGAGGTGCTGTCAGTTCTCAGGCTCACACCTGGGAATATGAGGTTAAAAGACGGATCGAGTATCTGGTTCCTGACTTTACGCCCAAAGTCATCGGCCAAATCCTGCGCATAGGTGGCTGCGATGACGTAGTGATCAGGGTTTCGTCCAAGATACCATGCGGGAAAGTTTTCTGAAGCCAATAGGCTTTTTCCATGCCTAGGCGGGACAGTAATGATAAGCCTTGTCGTTTCTCCACGTTCAACTGCTTCTAGCTCCCTGCAAATCAGCCTGTGGTGCGGTGCATCCTGGTATTGCGGCCATTGGTACGCTGAATAGGCGGAAAGCAGCGTGAATGCGTAATCCTCAGCTTCCAGCGCGGGTTGCTGCTTTGACTGCGGCATCCTTTTGGTCCTTTGAGACTATCATGAGCGGGTTGGCGGGATCGCCCTTCAAAGTGGTTGAGAGCAAATCGGGTAAGACTTTGGCCAATAATGTTTTTCCACATGTGACCTGTGATCTGGAAAGTTCAACTTTACCATCGAGGCAAGCCTGAAATCTGTTGATGATCAGCGCGGCCTTAATGCGTTGGCGTGTATCCTCGTCATGCATGAGTTTGCGCGATCTGGCGCTTGAGCGTGGCATACTGAATCCTTGACTGGTTTGTTATAACTGTTATAACAATTCCATGATCCTGATTGATTGCAAATTATGCGGGTATCGCCATAGGGCTGGCGACTGTCCCGTGGAATCCATCGTGGCTGGTCCGCCTACTGTGAAAACTGAACCTTTGCCTCCCCCAAGCGAAACACGACCTGACCCCGTTCAAATACCGACAGCGGCGTCGATAAAAGCCGCCTATAACGAATATATGAAACTTCTCATGCGCGAACGTCGCGGTGGATTGAAAAGGAAGCCAAAGCCATGAAACTACCCATAAAGGACAAGACTAAATGGCATGATTGGTTCGCATGGAGGCCTGTCAAAATTACTAAAAACAATGGTAATCCATGCAACGAATGGCGATGGCTTGAAACCGTTGAGCGGTTGAAGTTTTATTGGATTGGATTTTCGGATAATTACTATAGAGCGAAGGATAAAGCGAAATGATGATAGAGTGCAGCGATTGCAAGGGAACAGGCGAACGGGACTGGGTTAAAGGATCCGATTGGATTTACTACGGCCCGATGTGTCAAACTTGCAATGGCATCGGGCAGATAGATGATGATGACATTCGGGGAACAGCAATAAATAGAACGGCACTAGGCTGGAATAATGCTTGCGCAGTCATGGAGTTGGTTAAATAGATCACCAATACCCGCCCCAGCCAAAGCCGTAGTCATACAGATAGCCCATGCCTGTCGTATCGAATTGCGAGCCTTCGATCATGGTCATGCCTTCTTCCTGGACTGCCGGGCCTGTAGTTTGCCATTTCCAGTAGAGAGGCCCGCCATAAGTTGGTGTCACGCTTACTGTGTAAATGCCTGTGGAAAGGGCTGAAGGCGTGGCTGAAAGCCATTGGCCCCAGCGACAGATTTTGTATTGAAAACTGATAGTTGTCGGCGTGGCCAGAACGCCATTGTTCTTCACCGTAGTCTGGAAAGTGATCTGTGTATTTGGCCAATAACGGGTCATTGAACCTCTGATTCAAGGCTTGCGCCTTTATAAACTGAACTGCGGCTGGAACCAGCTTTGGATATTGCACTGCGCTGTGAGCCGGCGACTGCTAAGGCTTCAGTAAGCATTCCTGCCACTATTGCCGATATGCCAAGGTTTCCAGCGGCGCTATTTGACGGGTAGAGATCGCCATGATCTATAACCGCTGCTCCAGCAGTGAAACTGCCACTCTGCCCGAAGGTAATTGCTATGATGCCAGCGAATACCGCAGGGCTTGAACTGGAACCCGCAACAAAATTACCAGTCTGGCTGAAGGTTATTGTCGTGGTTCCGGCCAGGGCTGACCTTGCTGCCAAGGCGCCCGTCTGTCCGAATACGATTGTTGTGGAACCGGCAAACGAGCTTTGTGAGAGCAATGCTCCGGTTTGCCCGAATGTGATTGCAGTTGAGCCAGCGAGTGCAGAACCGCCTTTCAGCGCTCCGGTCTGCCCGAATACAACGGCACTGCTTCCGGCGAAAGCCGCACGAGCCGCTAATGTGCCTGTCTGGCCAAAGGTGATTGCGCTTGATCCGGCGAATGCATCACCACCCCTCAATGCCCCGGTCTGGCCGAATGTTGCGGTTGCCGTGCCTGCCATGACAGACGTGGCGGCAAGTGCGCCGGTCTGGCTGAAAGTTATTGATATTGTGCCAGCGAATACCGCATCACTGGAAACGCCATCAAATAACAGGAGCAATGACATCTAGGCTATCCCTGCTACCGCCTGCATGTAGGTATGGAGTGCGTTGTAAAGCGCCAGGTGCATTGCAGTTGTCATCTGGTCGCCCCAGCCGGCACACATCACAACTCCGGAATGATAGGAAACACCCTCGGCCAGAAGGCTTATTGTGTCGTTTGGCAGGGCGATTGAAGCCCGCGCTGAAGT